GAAAACTTTGGATTACCAAGTTTACAAAACTTATATAATTTTAGTCAAAATCCTGAAATTAATACTAACGTTGGAAATTTTAGGCTCGACAATGTTTTTACAGGAGACCCACGACTTGGGTACGGTAACACTGTTTTAATTAACGGTGTCCCTGTAAATTTAAACGCAACCATAGGTCAAGAAGGATTAGGATTGGGAGCATCAATGACTTTTAAAAAAGGTGGTCCTGTAGACAAATACAGTGGCTTAGGATATAAACTTAAGTAATGATAGAATTAACAGAATCACTAAAAAATAGGGTCCGTATTCATGAAGGTGTACGCACATCTATGTACCTGGATTCGCTAGGCAAAGCCACCATCGGCATCGGCCATCTTATAAAACCACATGAAAGAGAGCGATATGCTGAAGGGGTAGAAATAAGCATGGATGAAGTAGAAGAGTTATTTGAAATGGATTTAAATAGAGCGGCAGCAGGAGCTGAGTCTCTTATAGAAGAATGTATTGGTCACGATTTGCCTCCGCATATAGAGGAGGTAATTCTTGAGATGGTATATCAGCTAGGAACTCAAGGTGTTCGCAACTTCAAAAAATTTTGGAAAGCACTAAGAGTCAAAGATTGGAAGACAGCGGCTTCTGAAATGAAGGACTCAAGGTGGCATAAACAGACCACCAAAAGATGTGAGTCTTTAGCTGAAATCGTTGCTAATACTTAAATCTCTCTTCTAGGAAAATTAGGTAAAGTACCCTCTTCTAAATACCAAGCGTAAGCCGCCTGCCAGTCTTTTTTATATTCTGCTCTTAAAAATTCTTTTAAGGCTTTGTCCGAGTCGTGCTCAAGAGTTATAAAATTAGTTAGTTTTTTTAAAAATTCTATCATTGTTATATCCTTTCGAAAAAGAATATAACGATTATTTTCTCTCTTTAGATGTGTCTTTTACAGTCTTCTGATGTGACTCTAGTGCATCCCATACTTCAACAGCAGACCAATGAGCCATGACACACTTTGATATGTCCTCATGTAAAATTTTCAACCAACTAATATCCACCTTTGCTGGCTTTCCTCTATTCTCAACGATATGATCTACCTCTGCGTGTGTGAGAGATATATACAGCTCACCACTTTGATATACTATTCTCATTTTGCTTCTCCCCAATTATTTCCTATTGCAACATCTACTTTAGATGGAACACTCATTTCAATCGAGTTTTCCATTATGTTCACTATTTTTTCTTTCATTTCTTTATCTCCGTTAAAACTTATAGCCAACTCATCGTGAATTTGAATCATTGGTATAATTCCTTCTTTGTATAAGTCTACCATTGCTTTCTTTGTTTGATCAGCGGCAGACCCCTGTATTAACCTATTTAACGCTTTATAGGTCCCTGATCTTTTCAGAGGAGTATATTCACCATACTCTTCCTTAGCCTTATCCAAAGGATAAGCACGATAGGAACCAAAAGCTTTTGGCTCCCATAATTCAAAACGACATCTCCTACCTAAAAAAGTTTTTACAGCACCTTTTTTTTGAGCGTGGTCAGACACTGCATCAGCTAATTGTCTAACAAACGGAACTCTTTCATTATACTGTTTAATGAGCTCCCGACCCTCTTCAGGTGCTATACCTAATTGATCAGAGAGTTTGCCCACACCCATACCATAAAATAAACCTAAATTAATAGTCTTAGCACTCTTACGAGGTATATTTCCTATCTCAGCCATAATTGTATGAAAGTCTGTTTCTTTATCCTCATTGTAAGCTTTTACAATTTTTTCAGCTCCCTCTAACTTAACAATATTTGCATAGTGACTAACTAATCGTGGCTCTTGTTGTGAGTAATCAAATGAACCCCACTTCTCCTCTTCCTCAGGTAAAAATAAACCTCTAATCAAAGAACCTATTTTTATATCTGACTCAGCGTCATCTTTAGCAGGAATTTGTTGTAAGTTAGGATTTGAATAACTAAATCTGCCTGTTAATGTTCCCCCATTTTCAGTTCTTAGCTGATTAATATTAGCGTGTATCCTACCTTTATGTTGATACTTTTCTATCGTATGGAGAAACGTGGTCCGTGCTTTATTAAAGTTTCTAGCTTGAACTATTGCTTTTGGAATGGGATGAGGGTGAAACTCTAAAAAACTTTTTGTAAAAGATGGGTTACCCTTATCTGTTTTAGGATACTCTATCTTACATTGATCAAATATAGTAGCTATTGATCTAGCCGCCCATATATCACATTTTAAATTAGTCTCACCAAAAACATATTTTAATAATTCATTCTCTTTCCTAATAAAAGATTTCTCAGCTTTTTTTAATTTTTCTAAATCAACCCTGACTCCTTTTTTTCTCATTTTCATTAAGATAGGTATTAGGTCGGTTTCTAAATCAAAAATAGTTTGTAAATCTTGTTGAGTAATCTCAGGCTTTAGCCTGTCCCACAGTTTAAGAGACAATACAGCGTCTTGCTCTGCATACTCTCCTACATACTGTGAAGGTATTTTAAACATCTCGCTCTTAGCATCTACACCCCATTGAGCAGCAGTTTCATTTAATAAAAATTCACTCTTACTCTCAGCTAAATATTCTTTGGAAACTGCGTTAAGAGAATAGCTATATTTATTTTCATTAATTAAAGGGGCTACGATCATGGTATCAATAATACGACCATTCCATTTAACACCCTCAGCCTCTAACCAACCAAAATCATATGCAGCATTATGAGCGATCTTCTCACCCTCTCCTGAGAGCATTTCATTTAGCCAATCAAACACGACTCGTGAATCGTGATTAAATCCTGTCTCATGTCTGATAGGATAATAACCCTTCCAACCATCCACAGCTATGGCTATGCCAATTATCTCTCCATCATCAGTGGCCCAACCTGGACCTTTCTCCATTATGTTTGGATCTTTTGTTTCTAAATCTATAGCTATTTTATCTGCATCTTTTATGTTAGGAAAATCCATGGGTGGAACCCATTCAGATTTAGGTTTGAACATACCTATTTGTTTGCTCATATTCTGTAAGCCTCTCTTGATTGTGGTGTTATTATGTAAAGGTTCTCTTTAGCTCTTGAAAACGCCACATAGAAAAGTCTGTGTTCACTAATAGGATTTATCCTATATTCCTCATACGCCATTTTTCCTATGTCTAAAGACACGATAACATTCTCTGCTTCTCCACCTTTTTGTTGATGAATTGTAGATAAAGTTACTCGTGGCTCTAAAGCTAAGTTCTCTCCTCTTGACTCTAAATTTTCTAAGTATGCAACAGTCTCAGTGTTAATTGTTGTCATAACCTTTGCCCAAGGAGTTCCGAACTCAGCTTGTAATCCAAAATTATCTTTGAGTTCTAAAAAAGATAATTTTTTATCAGGTAAAGCTTTTCTTTGCTCAGATATTTTTTTCTTATTACCTCTAGCTACAAATTCTTTACCAAGACACTTATATAAATTTTCTACTAATCTAATTGGCACTTCGTTTCTTTCATCTCTCATCAAATCTTTCCAAGTAAGTATAGCATTTCTTTCTTGGGTTTTAACTGAATATCTATATTTATTATCTTTTAGCTTGACTCTGAAAAAAATATTCTTCTTCCTCATGACCTCTTCCATGTCATCACGAATAGTTCTAGTTCTACCCATGATCAACCAAGTGCCCTGATCCATGTTTAAATGATAAATACCTCTAATAAATTCTACTGCTCCATCTCTATTAGCAGGTGACCATTGTATGTCATCATATCCTATGATCTGTTCTTCAACACGATTTACAATCTCCCAAACTTTCTTAGGAACTCTTTTTGATTTATCTAAAACAATTAATTCTTTTGCCTCTTCTTTTAACCGTATCGCTTTTCCAACATCAGCGTCTGCCCAAGTATAAATAGCTTGATTAGGGTCCATTGCTAAATAAGACTCTTCAGAGTTACTCCAAATCTTTTCTGCCATTTTCCATTGTATGGTAGACATGTCCTGAGACTCATCAAAGAATACAACCTTAAATGATTTATTATAATCACCCTCTACATAGTCTGTAATTAAGTCAGTAAAGTCTATTTTAGGCCCTTGTGATTTTACGAGAAAACCTTTTGAACCCCCTGTAAACTGCTCAAAACCGAATTTTTTATACTCTTTTAAGCCCTTATCTATGTACTCTAACTTATGCCATATGATGTCCTTAGCAAACATGGCCCAACAATCTCTTAAAGAGATGTCTCTTCTTTTTGCTTTTTCTATAAGGTCGATATATTTGTCATCATAGTTGTTGAAAAATATGTCATCGTCATTATTAACGTTAATATTAATCCTAAGTTCATTTGATACATTCCTCCAATCATTATTACTCATTATGTGTTCTCGTGTTAATCCCATTTGTCTTAATGCAAACGAGTGCATTGTACTAAAATGTTCTAGTTGATTCATAGGGACCTTAAATTTTTGTGACGCTCTCTCTTTTGCTTCATCCACTGCTTTATTAGAGAATGAAAAAAAAGCTATTTCATCTATACCCACATCGTTATCCAAATACTCTTCTATTTTATTTAGTATGAAAGTTGTTTTACCAGTGCCCGGTGGACCGATGACAACTGTAGGTATTTTTTTATCCGATGAATTCATGTGCGTAACAGACTCTTTCTTTGTGTTTCTCTCTCAACTCTTTAGAATAACCACCGAAGTTAGGAGACTTTTTTTTACCTGAAGCAATTCTATCTAACTCTTTTTCATAGTCCTCTTTTCTATGTTGTTTATTATGTGTGGTGGGTCTCCACTTTTCAGGATGAGCCTCTCGATACTCACCAAACCTAGGGTGAGCTGTTTTAGAAAAGAAACGATGACCGATGTTCGTGAACTGTTGTGCAACTGCCTCTGATAATCGGACTCCTAAACCTAAACCTTGAAAATCAGGTAGTATCACTGTTCTATGCTCTCTCCACGCTTTTTCTTTGATTGTTCCTGAGGGGAAGAAAATAACTGAAGCAAATCCAACTGTTGTTCCTTCCCATGTTCCGAGCCAACATCGTGATGCGTTACTGATGTCTGCTGTGAGATAGTGATGGTCAGCGAAGTATGGCCATATTTTGGGGGAACAAGGAACGACTTCCAAAACGACCTTGGGTCGCCTAAGTAACCCCCTTGTCACAACTTTGCTTGAGTTTGTATCGTAAACCCAATCAGGTTGTAACCAATCGATTATATCATAATGACAAGATGCAAAGACCACATTTTTAATTTTTTTATTTCTTATAAATTTTTGTAAAGCGTTAGAACAAGACTTAGCCACGTTACGATCAACAACACTAGTAAACTCATCTATGACTGCATTATCCTTCACACGTCTAGCCAAGTCAGACCTAAACTTTTCTCCTGTGCTTAGAACATGATATGGCCTCATCCAAGAGGGTATGGTGTTGAAACCAACACAAGATAATCTCTCCTGAGCTTCCTCAGGACTATCGAAATGTGAACAAACTGCTTTATTTTTGTCCCAAACAATATTTTCTTCCTGACCAAACTCTTTCAATAAACTTGATTTACCACTTCCTGAAGCTCCCACTATAAGCCCTATGTTAAATTCTTGTGTGGGTTTTTGAAAGTCAGGTAGAACAAACTCTGTTTGACCATTGAATTCATAATCAAACATTCTACTAATTTCACTAGTAATATTGTCTACTTGAACTTGTGATGTTAATTTTTTCAAAACGGTATATCCTCCTCTATATCTTTTTGTTGTTTCATTTCAGGAACCTCTAATTCAACCTCATCAATTGTCAGTTGTTTTATTTTCCAAAGTCTAACTCTAGTATTTTTAATAGTTCTAATTAAATCATCTGCATTATACTCTTCTTTAAGTCTCATCGTGACCCAAGGTCGAGTCTCTTTAAAATCATTTCTCTTCAAGTGGTCCATCAAATCTTTTAAAGCAAAATATGTAAACCCATCCTCTGTATATGATTTACCTAAAAATATGTCAGCTATTGTCAAAGCCTCTCCCTGATGCAAACAAAACTCTTCCAACAACTCTTTGAACTCTCCTTTTTTTGTAACCTCCTCAGGTGGATAATCAATCGATATGCTTTCAAATAAACTACTATAAGTTTGGTTCCACTCAGCAGAACTCATATTCATAATCCCTGTATTTAATTGTTCTAGACAGGCCTGAATAATTTTTTTGTGAGTCATTAAATCTTCAGTGTTAGCTATCTCTATTCTTCTATCATCGACATTTAAAAAATACCTAGGTGGGTCTGACTTATAAACTTTTAAATCTGAGTAAACAGGATGATCTCGATCTCCCTCACTGCCAATACCAAACTTTCTTTTCTTACAAAGCCTTTTATTACATAAAGATTCTATTGGTGGTTGAGTGCAACGATACATATATTTAGGAGCACCATTACCATCACTCTGACTTACTTGTTTTATTACTATTAATACTTCATCAGATTTTAAAGGTGGAGTAATATAGCTTCTATTATAATCCTCTATTAATTCTTTAAAACTATCAGGATCTGCTTTACGATAGTATACGCCTACGTTGAACAGAGCATTATTCCGGGAGCCATCGGAAACACCCTGTTCAGTAAGTATTTGTAGGCATGGAGGTCCGTCTTTAATAACCTCGTTCTTGAAGTCAGTTTTAATTGACTTTAGAGCGCCAACAACAAGGGTATCGTAGTGAGAAAGAAACTCTTCTAAACTTAATGCGTTACCTAATTCATTTATTCCATAACGACTTCTGCCATGATAGGGCAAGTTAATCCAACTCCCTGTATCTCTTTTTTCCTCTCCCTCTCTTTGATAAAGTTCTATCTGTTTTGGAAACACCTCAGCTTTAGGATAGCCAATGGCTGTGGCCATCTCGCTAAGTTTAGTTTGCATGTCCTTTGCTGAAACATACTGTTTTGTAAATAAATATAAATGTGCGCCACCACTTTTTGATAGACACATAATTAAGGGAAACTTTTTTTGTTTTATCTTTTTTAATAATATTTTGTAGTCTAAGGGATAGACATCTATGTCAATTGCTCCAAACTTACATTTGTCATCATCGTTTATGGGAACTATTCCCATTGCAGGATATTCTCCTAATAAATGTTTTTTAAATTTTTCAATTGATGGTGGCTCGTGGACCGTTTTCATATGAGCCTCGACCTTTACGCCTTCCTGTGGCTCATTCTTTTTTTCAAAGACACCGTGGGCCCTCTCAAGACCTGTGAAGATGTCTTTAAATTTTTGTACTAACTCTAGCTCCATATTACCTCTAATAGCTAGGTCAGAGCACGAACCGAAAGGAGGCCGGAAAAGTCATGCTCTGACCCTGTGAGAAAGTAAGAATAAACTATAGAAAGACTTACATTCTCATTACGCGGCTATTTAGAATGGTATATCACCACTCTGCGAGGACTCCCCTTGCGGGGAACTTGTTTCATCTTCCTGAGGAGCAACTTTAAGCTCCCCACTATGAATATCTTTTTCAAACTTCATAGCATCAGCTAAGATGTCCTCAAGCTTAGCTAATCCTAATTCGTCTACCCATTTGTTTTGACTTATTAGCCAACCATGCCAACTACCCTGATCATTTTTTTCAGGTTTACCTGACAAATTGTATGACATTGCAAAGTCTTTAGGTTGATAGATGTCATTACCGTCAACTCGTCTTTGATTTGACATTACCGAGTTCCATTGCTTAGACTTTTTAAGTTGAGATCCCTTCATTTTAATAAGGGCTTTGTACCAACTTTGTCCATCAATAACTATGACATAATGCTCTGCTGTATTCTCAACATAAGTATCAGGTTTACCCACGAAGCGATCTTTTTTATCTTCTCCTCGAACTATCTTTCCATCTTTTTGAAAAGCCTGAAACTCGTCAGGTAGGTATTCACTGATAGGAGCTTTATTTTTTGTCCTGTCATTGTACCACTCTACATATCTCCTTCTGAAATATATTGGCAATACTGTCAATACATCACTACATGTTTCTGTAACTGTATTAAATATTTGTCCCTTTTTAGCACCTTGAATATACTTTTCATTCTCCTCATCAACTTGAGGTGAACCCTTACTTAGCATATTAAGGTAAGGTATTGCATAGTCCTCAGCTTCTCTGACTGATAGAGGCTCTGACTTTAAAATTGCATTTAATTGTACTTGTGCAACTTCTTTCTTTTCGTTTTTCGCTACTTGCTTTTTTGCTGTCTCTGTCATTTATTTACCTTTCTTGATATTGACTTTATGACCTACAAATACTCCAAAAGTATCCATAGGTAATTCTTTACCACTCTCAACCATTTCACGAATGAAACCTCTAAGAGTAGATGGCTCAACTTTGATAGCTCTATCAGTGTCAAGCCCTTGGGTCGCTAAGTCCTTGAACAGCTTTACTGCCTTATGGTCTTCAGCTCTCCCAAACTTTACTATCACTTGATTTTTAATCAAGTCTTCATATCCATGATCACGCAACCAAGCAAAAGCCTCGTCTTGTTTTTCTTTGGATATTGTTCCTGTATAAAACGGTTTGATTTCTACGTTAGAACCGTCTTTCATTTTTATTGAAGTAACTCCACGCTCTTCAAACAATTCTACTAAATTTTCGTTTGCTCTGCGTACAGCTTCTTTTTTTACTTTAAGTAAAGCTTCTAAGTCCTCTACTTCTTTTTCAGCTTTCAAATAATCCTGTGCGCCCTTTGATATAGGGTCTACCTCAGTTACCTGAAAGTCTTTTTCTTCTCGTCTTAAGTTAATAGCCATATTATTCTCCTTTTTTATTCTTAGTTATAAATGTCAACTCTGATAGGAAAGTAATCTTTTTCTAATCTATCATATTTTAACATATTATATCTACCACTAGTAATACTTGATACGACTGAGCAAGTCAACCCAATCAGAGCGGGGTCGCCAACTAAAAGTAAATAATCGTTGTCTTTGAACCCTTTTAGAAGAGATTTGAGTTTTCTTATAGTGGGTTGAGGGGACATGACTACTTGTTTTTGACCATCAAATAAAAAGATTATTTCACCAAATCTCTCAGCTTGTTTATAATCTAATGCTCTAATTGTTCCGTCAGGATATTTTCTCATTACATTTTGAATAACATAAACTTTGCTTTTCTCACTCATTGTTATATTCTTTGATACTAGAATAAAAACTCTACATATGTTGGTTAACAAATACAAGTTCAAAACAAAGCCAATGGAACATCAGTTAGTTGGCCTTGCGGGTATGATGAACTCTTTTGAAAAAGAAAGTCCTGAGTATGCCCTGTTCATGGAAATGGGTTGTGGTAAAACTAAAGTTCTTATCGATGGGGTTTCTATTTTATTTGATAACGGAAAAGTAAATAATCTTTTAGTAATTTGTCCCAACGGAATAAAATATAATTGGCGAGAAGAGTTAGGAAAACATTTAGCAGAACACATTGAGTATGATGTTCATGTTTGGGAGGGAGCTAAAACAAAAAAAGAACAAAAAGAAATAAAAGAAAAACTTTTTTCTAATGACAACAAATTAAAAATTTTAGTAATGAACATTGATGGAATAATAACTAAGAACGGAAGTATGGTTGCAGAAAAATTTTGTTATACAGATAAAACTTTAATGTGTGTTGATGAGTCCACAATTATAAAAAATGGTTCAGCTAAAAGAACTAAGAGATGTATTAAGATTGGGTCCTATGCTCGTTATAGAGCCATATTGACAGGCTCTCCCATAACTAAATCTCCTGAGGATTTATATTCTCAATGTGCGTTTTTAAATGAAGACCTATTAGGCTTTAGTTCTATCTATACATTTAAAGCGAGATATTGTGATCAAGTTAAAATGAGTTTTGGTGGTAGAAGTTTTAACAAGGTGACAGGGTATAAAAGACTCGATGAATTGACAAAACAAATACAAAAATTTTCCTATCGTGTAACTAAAGATGAAGCGTTGGACTTACCTGATAAAATTTATTTAAAGAGACGTGTTCCGATGACCGAGAACCAACTAAAAGCTTATGTCATGATGAAAAAATTAGCGTTAGCTGAAATAGATGGGGAACAATTAACAACTGCAACTTTGATAGCTCAGCTAAAAAGATTACATCAAATAGCTTGTGGTTACATGACAACAGATGAGGGTAAATTAATTGATTTTTCAGAAAATAGAGTAAAAGAGTTATTAGATACGATAGAAGAAACTGATGGTAAAGTCATAATATGGTGTTCTTACAGGCACAATATTAAAACAGTTATCGAAGCCTTAAATAAAAAATATGGACAGGGTTCAGCAGAGGGTTTTTATGGAGAAACACCCTCAACTGATAGACCTAAAATTTTAGAAAGATTTAAAGACCCTGAGCATCACATGAAGTTTTTAGTAGGCCATCCAAGAACAGGTGGTTATGGTCTCACTTTAAATATAGCTAATACTATGATATTTTATTCTAATGATTATGATCTTGAAATAAGAGAACAAGCTGAAGCTAGAAATCATAGAATTGGTACAGAAAAGAAAGTGACATATGTTGATCTTATCTGTGAGGGAACTGTAGATGAAAATATTATTAAAAGTCTACGTTCTAAAATTAACATCGCCACTGAGATAATGGGCGAACAATTTAAGGAGTGGTTAATATGATTTTAAGTCCTAACGGAGAAAAGATAGACCATAGAAAATTAAAAGAGGCTTGTGAGTGTTTTAATGAATTAATTAAAATGCAAGAAAATCTAGATAAATATGAAAAATGGTCCATGGCTAATATTGTTCATGAAACTGCAATGCAATTAGCTCACACAATTACGGAGAAGTTAAAACAATGAAACAAACGTATTTTAACATACCAGGTTGGTTCAATTATTCAGAAACATATGATGTTATTGTTGACCGAATAGAACCAAATGGAAAGATTATAGAAATAGGATCTTTTCTTGGTAGATCAACACACTATTTAGCTACATCTTTGTTTAACGCTAATAAATTAGATGTACAAGTTTATTGCATTGATACTTTTCAAGGATCATCAGAACACGCAAATATAAAATTACCAAATGACTTTTATCATATGTTTAGAGATAATTTAAGATTTTACATAGGCAGAGATATGGTCATGCCAATACAGGGAAGATCAGATAATCCTGATATCTTAAATAAATTTGAGGATGAGGAAATAGATTTTATTATGGTGGATGGAGCGCATGAATATGAAGCTGTTAAAAGTGACATTGTAAATTGGTGGCCAAAGCTCAAGCCAAACGGAGTTATGTTTGGAGATGATTTTTCATTAAAATCAGTAGAGGTAGCTGTAAAAGATGGACTTGGTTCAATGAATGTTACTAACTATGGTGTAAACCAAGGCTTTGAACAAACTTGGTATGGAGCAAAAAATGGTGATAATAAACAATTTGAGAAGTTAATTCCCGGTCAGAATACCTTGGTTTAAAAAAAGTTATAATACTATAAAATTTAGGCGTGAAAAACGCCTTAGGAAATAAAGTAGAAATACAGTGGATAGATGCCTATGAGTTAGGTAGTGGTTGGCATGACTTAGAGGATGCCTTAAAAATAACTCCACCAAAAATTTTTAGTCTTGGATATGTAGTAAAAGAGACAAACGATTACATAATAATTTCTGCTGACAAGGGTCGCAAGGGAGACTCTGACTGTGGTAGAGTTCAACTCATTCCTAAGCCTTGGATTAAAAGAGTTGATTATTTTGAGTAAAATTTTTCTAAATAAAAAACATATTTCAGGGACCGTATCAGAATATAAAGCAGTAAATAAATTATTAGAATTAGGTTTTTTAGTTTTTAAAAACGTGTCGTGTCATGGCTTCATTGATGTAATAGCTATATCCCCAAGTGACGAGACATTTAGAATTGATATTAAAACTGCATCGAGAAGAGTGAGTGGTAAAACTAAATCAGTCGGATATTACAGGAGAAGTGGAGAGATGATATATCGAGTGCCTACCTCTGATCAGAAGAAATATGATGTCGTATTGCTGATCGTGGACCGTGATAAGTTTAAGATAATGCCTACTAGATCAAAATTAGCTAAGTGGTTTGATTAAATATTATCCTCTATAACGTAAGCCTGAACACAATCAAATTTTAGACTAATGTTAGGCTCCGATAACTCGTCATGTATTACACCATAATATTGATCACATTTTTCAAAGCTATCATGTACTACCTCTGATGCCATTCTTAAACATACTTGTTCCTGTCCCACACCTGAACACATCCAACCAACTAGTAACCATTTGAGCATGGAACAACAGTATCATAAATGTCAAATTATTTATTTATCAAAATGCAAAATAAATGTGTGGCTTTTTATACACTAACTTTGATATAGTTATCTTTCGGAAAAAATTAAGGAGATTTACATGACAGAAGAACAAGAAAACAAGCTCATCATAGCGTTTTTACAGGACAAGATAGCCCAAATGACTGCCTATAAAGAGTATAAGGAAGAGGACAGTAAAACAGATGAGTGGTGGGAGAAAATTCCACATGGACCGAGCATGGGAGATTAATTTCTCCTTCTCTCCAATATCTCTTTTCCCTTCATTACTATCTTTTTCCAAGCATCAAACTCATAAAATTTTTCAGTGCCATCGGTAAATTCAACTAAGACTCTCTGAACAATATTTTCCTCTTCGTCAGGTACGTCAACGTATTCGACTCTATATACAGTCTTCTCAAAGAAGTGTGGATGATCTTTTAATATCTCCAACATTCTTAGAATTTAGCATAAAATATTCTGAAATAATACTAAACTTTTTCTAATTTTTCGTAGTATTCTTTTACGATTATGTGCAATTGTGTTGGTTTTGTTCTCATTGTATCTCTACATATTCTTTCTAAAAGCAGTTGAGTGTCTTTTGATATTATCTGTGACACCCATTTTTGATCCTCTTTCTTGGTTTGTTGTTTTACAACCATTGTTATTTCCTTTCATAAAATAAGTTATTTATTTATATAATATATTAATTAATTTTAAAATAGATTAAATGGGGGGAAAAATCCCCCCATCAGGAGCCTAGATTACATCTAGTAACTTGTTGATATTAGTGAGTTCGTCTCGAAGTTTATTAATCTCATAATCAAACTTCTCATTGACTAAATCAATTTTGGATACGTTTCTCACTTTCATATACTTTTCCAAAAGAGAAAGTATTTTTGTTTTTCTTTTGGAGTGGATAGATATCCATTGGTATTCAGTTTCACAGTTCATGATCTAATCCTCCTCATGATACCAAGTAATGTTTTTCTTGGCATCTTGGATTATTTTTATCTCACGAGCTTTTTTAAGCTCACGAGCATTGTCAACATATTTTACATCCACTTTTGGTATTTTAGTAGAGTATAAATACTTACCGTGATCATAAACATTGACCTCTTCTTTATTGGTCTGAACAACATGAATATCATATGGTCCTTCGATATAAGTCAAGTTTATGGTCTTACTAAAGTTGTAGTCCTCTTCAGTAGCTCTAGTCATCGTCTTTCTCCTTTTTTATTCTAGTTACATTAACGACTGCGTGGTCTTCTTTGTCTATAACCTCTACTTTAATTTTTTCGTCAGGTTGTAGTCTAGCAGTCTCATCTCTTATGCCTTCATTAATAGCCTGAACTATATTATGCATGGCATCCTTCCAACTGTACTCGCTCATTGGCTTCCTCATCCTTTCTTATTTCAGACTCTAAATAATTCTTAACTTCTAAAGTCCTACTATTCTTGTTAAGTATTCTATGCATAAAACCAGTGTTATTATACATGAACATTTTTATCTTATCTATCTCCCACTCAAGTGGCTCAGATAAATAATTAAAAAGACTGTCTTTGTCTTTTTTGTAAACATTACGATGCTCTCCTGAAAAGATCGCTATCGCTTCGTAACTTCTCTCTTTGTGTTTAACAAAGATTAAAGTATCAGCTATTGGAAGACCCTTAGGATCTTCTAAATAGCCTCTGTGTATAGTCCATTGCATCTGACTCTCCTTTCTTATGGATTTTTCTATCGTCTAAATCATGACGATAAAACTTTCTGTCAAGGCCATCTATTTTAACTGTAATAGTTGCCTTACCACTATACTTAGTGTGACTAAAATCTAATGCTAAATAACCATTAACCTCTCTAATCACCTCAAGTTTTATTTGTGGATTATTAGTTCGATAACCTATCTTTATTCCTTTGATAGATCTCCTCTTAGCCTGTGTATCAGTCGCCATCGTTTTTCCTCTCTTTCTTTTTATCATTT